CCGGAAATAGATCCGGAAATAGCCCGCTTCCAAACTCACCTTGATTTTTCTTTTTCCAATCCGATACGCTTTTAGCAGGGAAATCACGGGAGCACCTACCGAGGCACTCACCGGAACACCCAAGAGGACGAGCAGAATGCCGCAATCGTCGGGGGCTATCAAGTCGCAGATCAGGACGCCGGAAATCGAGGCCAATCCGGAACACCATTTGGCCACTTTCTTCGGCGGGTTGCTGAAAGAGAAGCAAAAAGAGAAGGCAACAGGGACCGTGACCGTCGAAATCACGTTCAAGAACGGCTACCCTGACTTGCTTCGCACGATCGACGAGAACCGGAGGAAGTTCAAGCCGCAGGAGCGACTCAGGGCAGCATAGCACCGCCGGACAGCGGCACCACAACCGAGCAATACCCAGCGCATCACTATATCAGGAGCCTGGAGGATTCAGCCGAATCCCCCAGGCTCTTTTTCGTTTCTTGGCAGCCAACGCGGACCAAACACAAAACAAAACTCTTTAGCGGAGATCAACCATGGGTAGTTCCGGTGGACTCTACATTACGGGCAACACGACCGCCTTCGTCGCCCCGAACACCGCGGCCCAGTACACGACCGGCTGGGCGGCCTTCGGCAGTCAGAAGGGCGACCAGACCGTCGTTGAATCGGCCTCCGGCTCGAAGCTGACTCTCAAGCCGGGTCGGTACTTCGTCACGCTCAACCTGACCGTTGAGACGGAAGACATTTCCGGATCGTGCGACGACGACACCGGAATCATCACTTTCGGCGTCCGGAAGGATGGCACGCAAGTCACCGGCCTAAAGGCGAAACTCGATTCGCAGGATTCCGACCGACCGCACAACATCTCGATCGCGGGCATCGTGACCGTGGCATCGACGGACACCGGCGACCTGACGGTCTACGTCGAATCGAACGAGGTTGCGGGCAATGACATCTGCATTTCGGAGGGCCAGTTCTGCGCCCACTTGATCGACTAAGCAGTCGATCTTCGCCGGACGCAACCGCCGCCGGACCAAGGACCGCTACCGACCGCCACCGAATCGCCGAACAGGGAACCAGCAATGGACGAGAAACAGTTGATCGAATCGCTCGGACTACGAGCCACTTCGACCCGCTGGGGCATCGGGACCGCCGCCCAGTATGTCAAGTCCGTCGAGGGTTGCCTGTTCGGCGATCTCTGCTCCGTCGACGACTGGCGAAAGGCCGTCAAGGAAGCGGCCGGCCGACTGACGTGGTGCGATGAGGAGATGGGTGATCCGGATGCTGTCGTGAAGAGCGTTCTCGAGAAGGCAGCGGGGAGCGACTCCGGCTTGCCCGACGGACTCTGGATGTCCTTCGACTGCACGTTGACAAGCAGCCGAAAGGACCGCGACGGCGACATTCTCGACCCGTCGGGAATGAAGGTCGACGGCAACATGCCCCTGCTCTGGCAGCACCTTCCGATGCAACCGATCGGGCGTGTGCTGAAGGTCTTGGAGCAAAGCGACGACCGGATCCGCGTCAAGTTCGGGATCGCCGATACGCCGCTGGGCCGGGACGCCGGCACGCTCGTGAAATGCGGGTGCCTCCGGATGTCGCATGGGTTCAAGCCGTTCGAGTTCGAGCCGGTCGACCAGAAGTCCGACGGAACCCCGACGGGCTGGCACGTCAAGAGCGGCGAGATCCGCGAGGGCTCGCTGGTCTCCATTCCGTCCAACGTCGACGGGATCATTGACGCCTACTCCGAGGGCGGGCTGACGACGCCGCTGGTGAAGTCGTGGGCGAAGTCGTATTACGACAGCCGGCCGGTCCAGGTGCCGGTGAATCTCGATCTGACGGTGAAGGTAAACGGGCAGGAGTTGGGGGCGAAGGCGACCGTCGAGCCGCCGACCACCCCGCCAGCAGGCGGGCCGAAACCGGAGCCGGCCGACGATCCGACGGCACCGGCGGGCGACAAGAGCGACAAGAGCGACAAGAGCGACAAGAGCGACAAGAGCGACAAGAGCGACGATGCCCAGCCGAAGGAAGCCAGCCCAGTTCCACAGCATGCCTTGCGTGAGTTCACCACCAAGATGCTCGGCGGCGAACGACATCTGGAAGGCTCCTTCGAGTGGGTCCAAGAGAAGCTCCGCGAAGCCGCGGAAGGCTACCTGCAATCGCAAGGTAAGTCCGTCGGCGATGCGTGGGTTGATCTAGTCGCCACCTTTACGGATCAGGCCATTGTTTGCGTCCACAACTACGGCAGCCGGGAGTATCCGTGCTACCGGATGAGTTGGAAGACGAACGACGACGGCCTGCCGATCTGGACCGGCGACGTCACCGAGGTCGAGATCAAGCCGACGGTGATCGAGAAAGCAATCGAAATGATCCGGCGGAAGGCGGGCGTTCTACCGCCGGAAGACTTGGGGAATCTGTGCGTCACTCATGCCACGAAGACGACGGCAGACGACTCACTGGAAGCCCTGGAGCCAGTGGCACGACAGTTGGGGGCAACGGTCGAGATGCTCAAGCAACAGCAAGTTGGAGAACTCCTTGGCGTGTAGCACGCATCGGCGACCGCCGATTTCACTGTTTCTATGAGAGGTGAGTCATGAAAGTTACCCCCGAGTTGCGGAAGTACGCAATCGACAATCTGGGCGTTGCCGCCGATGCGTCCGACGATGATGTTCGCAAGGCGGTCGGCGATGCCATCACCAAGGGAACCCTGACGGTCGACAAGCTCAACGAGTTGACGACCGTCAAGGCGACCGAGGCCGAGAACCGGCTCGCCGGGATGATCGACGACAGGGTCGGCAAGGCCGTCGGAGAGGCCGTCGGAGAGGCCGTCACGAAGGCCGTCGGCGGACTCACCGAGAAGCTCGACGCGATGGTGACCACGCTGGAGAAGCCGAACGACTCGCAGGCCGATTCGTCCGCCACTCCTTCGGGCGACAAAGCCGCCGGCACCGGCGACCAGACCGACAGCCAAGCCACCGACCCCCCGCCGGACACCGCCACGCCCTCCGCTGGCCCGAACCCGCAGAAGGCGTTCGACGCGGCTGCGCAGGCCGCCGGTGGCGATGGCGCCTCCACCGATGATGGAACCCCCGGTGGGATCCGCGAGAAGTCGATCGTCGAACACTTCAGCGACACCCGCACGGCCGCGACGTGGGAGAAGTCCATCAAGGACTGGAACCAGAAGAGCTTCGGCCACCAGCGGGTCCAGACGGGCAACGATCCGCAGGGCTTGATGCGAGACCTCGACATGCCGACGGATCGCACGAAGGCCATCGCCGGCGCGTGGATGAAGCACATGATTAACCGGGCGTTCCGCTCGGGTGGCCGGCCGGTTCCGCCGAGCTACAAGATGTCCAAGTTGGATCAGAAACTCGTCGAGTACGCGGTCCACAACTGCAAGTTCGTCGGCCCGCACGGCTGGAACGAAGACCTGCTGGAGGCCGACCACTGGTTCGACGGTTTCACCAAGGTCACGAGCGACCTGCACAAGAAGGCCCTACTGGACGACTCGACGTCCGGCGGCCTGGAAGCCGTGCCGATCGAGTTCGACGACGTCGCGATCCTGACGCCGCTCCTGAACGGCGAACTGTTCCCCTACGTCGGCATCCGGAACGTGACCCGCCGCCGGATCGAAGGATTCAGTGTCGGCAACCCGACCCTGAGTTGGGGAACGTCCGAAGGGTCGCAGATCAGCCTGTTCGACACCGATTCGCTGATCGCCGCGTTCGACAACACGATCTATCCGTTGACCGGGTCGATCGAGATCGGCCTGGACTTCGAGGCGGATTCGCCGGTCGGGGTCGGCAACATCATCATGTCGAACTACGGCGAGCGGTTCCGCGAGGAGATGGACAACGTCATCGCGGCCAACGCCGGCACGACCGCTCCGCAGGGCGTCCTGTACGCTTCGGGCATCTCGGCCATCACGCCGTCGGGCGGGGCCGGAGCAGCGCAGACGGTCGCCGACTACGAAGGGCTGATGTTCGGCGTCAAGAAGCAGTACCGGGCCGAAGCCCGACCGGGCAACCAGGCCGTGTTCATCGGCACGGAGACGAGCTACCAGCGGGCTCGCAGCATTGTGGTCAGTGCGACCGACCAGCGGCGCGTCTTCGGCATGGAGACGAACACGCACGAGGCATACTCGATCCTGGGCCACCGCTACGCGATCAACGAGTCGCTCAGCAACGCCCAAATCCTGTTCTGCTGCCTGAACCGCTACCGGCTCTATCGTCGGCAGGGCTTCGAGGTCCGCGTCGTGACCGAGGACAAGGAACTCGCCCGGAAGAACCAGCGGTTGATTCTGGTTCGCGCTCGGTTCGGCGGCAAGCTGGAACTGAGCGGGGCGGCCACGAAGATCACCAACGGCCAGGCGTAAGCAAGGCCAGCAACGGACAAACCGCCGACGGATTGCGGGCGAGTGAACCCGCAATCCGTCGGCCCTGAATTCGCAATTCTCTGGCAAGACTTGGAGGCTAAAGGCTAATGGCCGAAACCATCATCGAAATCGCCGGCCCGAACAACGAGAGTGTCGTTTTCGATCCCGTCGGGCAACGGCTACGCGGCCGGTGGTCGCACGTCGCCACCGCGGGCCACACGATCCACGAGTCGCTCGCTGCGCTACAGAGGGCGGCCCCGGAAATCCCCGGGATCTACATCGCCCTCGACCCGCAGGCCCGTACCGCACGCGTCTTCGATCCACTGAAGGAGACCGAGGAAGGCCAGCGGATCTGGTCGCTGATACAGCCCGTGTTGACGACATACGAAGCGTTCCTCAACAACGGCCGCCCGTGGGACACCCAGGTCTACGAGAACCTGACCCCCGATCAGGTCAAGACGTGGGCGTTCGAGATCCGGAACGTCCTCGATTGCGGGTACGGCCGGATGGTCAGTGGCCCGGAGCCGCCGCCGCTGGCGACGATCAAGGCGATGCCCGGTGGTCGGTTCGTTCGGTCCTACATGGGCCAGCGGGAGAACGAGCGGGTGGACGTGGTCCCGGTCAAGGAGAACGGGAAGCAGAAACAGCAGCAGGCTGCGGGGCAACAGCAGGCACAGCCGTCGACCAGCGGTCCTACCGGGGCTCCGGGCGACCAGTAGCGAACAGCGAAATAGAGGCGAGTTGCAGCCGTAGCCCCCGGCTGTGCCAGAGGCGGCTTTCCCTGCCCGGGCAACCCCGGGCAGGGATGCCGTTATGAATACACCAGTTACCGGACAATGCAAGCTGTCGGAAGTGAGTCATGGCAACCGTAGACCGAATCACGAAGGTCCAGGAGATGGCGGGGAGCCGGCCATGCGTGAAGTGTGGCGGCAAGAAGTTCCTGGTTATCAAGGGCCAGAAGGTAGCATGTCCTGCCTGCAACGAAAGCGGCAAGGATCAACTCATCACCAAGTAGGGCAATCGGGCACGGAGGCTGCTGGCGGCCAGGATGGCAGCCGGAAAGGAAGGGCTCTGTTATGCCGACCGAGATCAAGCCCATCCTGTACGAGGATTGCCGGCCCCTTTTGCGCATCGGCGACATCATCCTCTACCGGCCAGGCGAGTATTTCGGATTCGCCGGCCGAGAGTGGATCAACCGCCGGATCGCTTCGGTCGCCCGTCACGAGAGTTTCGCGCCGTGGCAGCGGTACGCCCACGCCGGAATGGTCGGCAAGGCCCAAGGTGTCGTCGAGTTGATGGAGATGCTGCAATTCCGCGGCGGCCGGAACACTCGGCTGCGGTGGCAGGTGCGAGACTGGCCGGGGCAGTGGGACGTTTACCGACCGCACGACCCTGACGGAGGCGAGGGGGTTCGCTACGACTACCTGATTGCCGCAAAGACTATGCGGCAACTCACTGGCACACCCTACGGTTACCGGTCGCTGTTCATCGCCTCCGCCGGATACGTGCCGGGCCTGAACTGCCTGTTCGACATCCCGAAAGACGACGCGGCCAACGGGGCGATCGACGCGGCCCGACACTGCTCGCAGGCGGTGTCGTTCGCATGTCGGCAGGGGGGGTGCGATCCGATCGAGGATTTGGCGGATTGCGTCACGACGCCGAACCACTTGGCGTATCCGGATTTCGCCGGGTACGTCGGAACGCTGGCGTGGACTCGAGTGCAAACTGATTTGTTGCTGAAGCAATATGGCGAACAATCCGCCAACCACTAACCATTTCTTCTGGAAACGAAAAGGGGAATTGCCATGAGGGGCAAACGACGCAAGATGAAGACGAGTTGGAAGGGGTGCTTGTTCGACGGAGTTGTGCTGGCGATACTGTGCATCGTGGTCTGCCTCGTCGGCACGAAGTGTGCCCACGCCGGACTGAGCGAGTGCATTGATGCGACGTGCCGGGTCCACAACGGCCGGGTCGTCGGGAGTGGCTGCTGCATTCAGATCAGCGATGACTACGTGTGGGTGCTGACTAACGCCCACGTAGCCACGCAGAGCCGGGCGTGGTGCGAATTCTATCGAGCCGGGCACGCCAGCCGAAAGATGGAGGGTCAGGTTGCCTACCGCGATCAGTCAATCGACGCCGCGATTATCGCGATCCACAAGTCGCACTTTCAAGGACACCTGCCGCCAGCCATTCCGGTCGCCGCCGCCAACTACAAAGTTCAGCCGGGCGAGACAATCACGTCCGTTGGGTGTGCCGAGGGGCACTGGCCGAGTGCGTGGCGGGGGCATGCGATCGGCTACAGTGGCACCAAGGTAATCGACTTGCGATTCCGGCCGGCTCCCGAGGGCGGGCGAAGTGGCAGTGCGATCTTCGACGCGGAAGGTACGCGGATTGTTGCGCTACTGAAACAACGCAACTCGCAAAGCGTAACCGATCAGACCCAGGGGATCGCGACCTACTGCTGGTCATTGCACAAAGGGATCAATACGGCAGTTGCGAAAACCAACGCGGAGGCCGCCGCGAAGACCGAAGATGCAGGTTACGTCTACCGCCGTGGCTACTGCGACCCGAACGGAGGAAGTTGCGAATGGGGCTGGCAACGGCAGCAACCCCAGCAACAGCAACCTCAACAACAGCAACCGCAAAACAACTGGCCGACCCTTCCGTCGCCGTCCGCCACCGTCGACGTCGAAACCAAGGTGGACTTGTCGCCGGTCAACGAACGTCTCGACGCACTGAATGAGAACGTCGGGGCGTTGCTGATCGAGATCCGGGCCGACCGAGAACAGCCGCCGGAGATTCCGGCGCCCGACGTGACGCCGGTCGTGCAGGAACAAGCAGCCGAAATCGACGCACTGAAGCAAGCCGACGCCACCGCAGCCGCCGAACGAACGCAACTTGCCGAAGCCGTGCAGGGGGCCGTGGACATCGCCGGTGCCGTCAACACCAAAGTCGATGAAGTCGCCGCACAACAGCAAGCAGTCGCCGACAACATCAAGCAGCACGGCGGATTGCAGGCGAGAGTGGAAGCACGCATGGCGGCCGTCGAAGCACGAGTCGGGGAAGATGCGGGGAAGGTCGAGAAGGCCAAGGAGTACCTCAAGGATTGGTTCTCCGATCGCATCCGTAACGACGGCACGGTTGGCTGGATTCGCGGGGCAGTGATTTTGCTGATCGTGGTTTTCCTGTTCAAGGACGTGAAAGACAAGGTCACGAAGAACGATCCGCTGTTCATTCAAGATCCAATTGGCGAACTGAAGCATGCGGCCAGCGATTTGCGGAGCGTGGCGGAGCGGATACGCGATAGATTCGATCGCAGTGACCCCGACCCCAACGATCCTGATCCAGCGGCCACGGCTCGCGGAGACAAATAGCCATGAAGTGGATCACCATCCTCTGGAAGACCAAACGATGGTGGCTCCCGTTCGTCCTCTACGGTCTCGGCTGGTTGCTCATGGAAACGTCGGGGCTGAAGTAGGAAGTAGGGTGGCCAGCAGAGAGCAAGCCGGGGGCCTCCGGTGGCATTAACCCCACAAGCACGCAAATCTACACGCCACCGGAGGCTTAGCCGATGGACACCCCCGTACTCACCATCCTCTTCACGGCCCTCTCCGCGACTCTCTTCGCCGACGCTACTCCCCAGCAGACCATTTCCACTGGCCTAAGCTGGACTGCCATCGGCGTTCTCGCCAGCATTGCGTTTGGGGCCGTTGGTCTGATGGTATCAATCGCCACCTGCTTATTCCGCAGCCTCGGCAAGCAGATGGGGGCCAGCCTCGAGAAGATCCAGGCCACCCTGCAGGAAATGCGAGACGAGATCGCATCCCTCAAGGCCGAGTGGCAGGCAGGCGACCGAGAACACCGCCGATTCCGCGCGGAGCTTGACGATCACGACCGGCGGATTGAAGAAGATCACTCCACCTTGGCTGTGCATGAGCAGCGGATCAACGTGCTGGAGGCGAACAAGCCGGAAGGCGGACAAGCCAAGAGGTGAACAAGCCGTGGCATGTGGGGGCCCGGGGAATAGAGAACGATTACTGAACAAACAAGGACATTAGGCAAACAGGGAGACGTTAGATGGCAACTGACGTGCAAGTCTACAATCTGGTGCAAGCCACCAGCAGCGACTTTGAAAAACGCTGCACAATGCGGCTGTTCAAGCTAGCGCGAGACATACTCAACGATCAGGGCAGCAACACTGCCGACCGGATTGCGTGGGCTCAGTCGGTGCGCGACGACCCACTGTCGATGGCGCGCTCCATGAAGTGGGCGATCATGGAAGACGCCGATGTGTACTCGGCGGAGGAGCCCGATAGCACGGCCGACGATTCGTGGCGGCAGGCCAAGATCGAGGCAGCGGCCTCGGCTCTCATTGACACCTTTGCAGCGGGGATGGCCTGATGGCAAATGAAATTCTAGTGAAGGACGGCACGCCTGTTGTGTGGGCGAACTCGGCTGACTTCAGCGATACCAATAATGGATTTACTCGCACACACCAGTTGGACTTGACGGGCGTGGTCGATACGGAGGCTCGCGAGGGTGCCAAAGCCGACTTGGGGGCAACCCGTGCAGCCAAGTACGCGGTGCGTGTCGGTATCGAGTTCGACGTGGCCCCCACGGCGGGCAAGACGGTCGAGTTCTATTGGTCGGCATCGCATAGCGGCACGGCTGGAACTGGAAACGATGGTGGATGTACAGGCGCCGACGCTGACTACAAGAACGGCGAGGAGAACGAGTGGTGCGCGCAGTTGTTGTTAATGGGCATCCTGAAAGTCACTAACGACGCGGCCACTACGGTCCAGTACGCCACGATCAACAACGGGTTCGTCCCGCCGCAACGCTACGGTCAGGTCGTCGTCAAAAACAAGGGTGGCCAGGCGTTCGAGGGAGATGCCGCTGAGATGTTCGTGGCGCTGATTCCGAATACCGACGAGTTCCAGGGCGAATAGCGTGAGCACGCCGTTTCCCACATTCGGTGAGTTGCTGACTGTCTCGCAATCGCAGGGGATGCAGTCCGAAGCTCCACACCTCTGGAACGGCCTCGTCGGCTGGTGGCCGCTGCAAGAGGGAGGCGGGACGACGGCGTATGATCTGTCGGGGTATGGGAATCACGGGACGCTGACGAACGGGCCGACGTGGACGGTGGGGCCGTATGGGTGGTGCCTGAAATACGATGGCAGCGATGACTACGTAGCCGTATCGCTGCCATCGCCAAGCGCATTCACTCTTGCCTGCTGGGCGTCAGTTGGCAGTGGCACCTACGAGCCGCTTCTTGGCCGCAATGGCAGCAATGAGCCGTCGTGGTATGCGTATCCGTCATTAGGACGTATTTACGTGTATATGGATGATGGTGATGCTGCGGCAAGAGACTTTGGCGACGCAGCAGATGTGTCTGGATGGAGGCTGTTTACGCTGCGCTACGACGGCAGTACGCTGCGAATTGGGGTAGACAATTCGTTTCAGGACAGTTTCGACGCTGCGGGCTTCACTTCTGGAAATTGCGACCGGATCGGCTGGGGGCGCAGCAGTGCGAAGCAGAGTGGACAGATTGGCAGTTTGTCTATCTACGAACACTGGCTCTCCGACTCCGAGATCGCCCAACTCTACGCCGACCCCTGGTGTATGGGCCGGATGCGCCCGAGGCAGTGGGCGGGGTTTACGGAAGACGCAGGCGACGAATCGTCGTCTAGCCTGAGTTCAACATCCTCATATTCAACATCATCGAAGTCATCAACGTCATCCATGCTGACGTCGTCAGGTTCATCGACTTCATCCATGCTGACATCGTCGTCATCATCGACATCGACCTCGTCCACGTCGGCGTCCTCAACTTCATCGTCGAAGTCGTCGACTTCGTCTATATTGACATCATCGTCATCATCAACGTCGTCCACATCGTCATCGTCAACATCGTCCACATCGTCATCATCTACGTCGCCTACATCAGCATCTTCTCAGTCATTATCTACATCATCGTCCAATTCAACATCCTCGTATTCGACATCGTCGAAGTCGTCGACCTCGTCCATGTTGACATCGTCAACGTCATCGTCATCAACGTCGTCGACGTCGTCAACGTCGTCGTCGTCGACATCGACTTCGTCAACTTCATCGTCATCGCCGTCTTCGACTTCGTCCACGTCGGCGTCCTCCGCTTCGTCGTCAACGTCGTCTACATCGACTTCGTCTACATCGTCTATATCGACCTCGTCCACATCGTCATCATCCGAGTCGTCGTCAACATCGTCGGCATCATCGACTACGTCGACTTCATCTTCGTCGTCTACGTCCTCTGCATCCTCGTCGTCTACATCCTCTGCGTCGTCAACTACTTCCGAATCGTCGTCCACGTCTTCTACGTCGTCAACGTCCACGGACGTCATGCGGCCAGGCGATACGACGTGGACGCGAACAGGACCGGCGGATACGACGTGGACGCGAACAGGGGCAGGGAGCACGACCTGGACAAGGTAAGCAATGGACACAGGGAATTGACCCATGAGCTTTGAGGCATGCGTCGACGCCGGCCGAACCGTTGACTTCACGGTTCCGATTTACGAATCCGACGGATCGACCGCGATCGTGCTTGCGGCAACGGACGTGGTCCGGGTGAAGATCGGCCGGCGGGAGACTGTGTCGCTGGACCTGGACAGCGTAGCGGCGACGGAGAACGGATCAGTTGTGACTGTCGACGAAACCAATCCGGCATCTGTGACAGTCCGGCTGGCCCAGGCTGACACAATTGGCCTCGACGGGGCCTATGACTGTGAGGTCTCCGTGGTTGACGACAGCGAGGAATCCCCGGCGGACGCGATCAAGTGTGCCGAGAAGGGGGTGATTCACTTTCTGCCGAGCATGAGCGGGGATGTCGGGAAGACGTAAGCCAGGCCAGCAAGAGCCAAGCTAGCAAGCACAAATGCGTTTGTGGAGCCACAAAAATGATTGTATCCCTCGGTGAACTGCTGACGTACATGGGAATCGCCTCGACGATCAGTGACGCCGACCGCGCGCTCCTCAATATGCTCCACAAGATGAGCGAGCAAGCGATCAAGGGCCACGAGCGGATCCAAAACGACCTGGAGTACGCCCAGCACACAGAGTACCTCCCGATCGGCGATACCGGCCAGTCCCGCGGTGAAGTCACGCTGGATGATTACGGAATGGCGAACGGAAGGGTGGTGGCGGAGGCTCGGTACGGCCGGATGGATCGACTGCAATTGAGGCACACGCCAGTTGTCGACGACGACAATCTTGCGGTGTACGAGGATACGGACGCCTACGCTGGACAGGGCAGCGATGCGTTCGCGGCGGCTACACTGCTCACCAAGGGGACCGATTACTTCCTGGACGTCGACGATCCGGACAACGGGATCAGCCGCACGGGGCATTTGGTTCGGTGCAGCGGGACATGGTCGCAGGAACCCCGGTCGATCAAGGTGGTCTACTACGGTGGATTCACGGCGGCCCAGTTCGACGCGGGGATCGCTACGCCGATCAAGGAAGCGGTGATCCTGACCGTCGTAAAGGCGTACTACCAAGCCAAGACGAACCAGCAGAGCCAGGGGGCCGGGCCGATCAAGTCGGAGTCAATTGGGAAGTACGCAGCGACCTACGGGAGTTCGGTGGCAGACGCGAATTCAGGGATGGTCATTACGATCCCGCCGGAGGCCCTTGAGAAGTTGGAGCCGTTTATGAATCTTGGCAGGTATCTGGCATAAGTGTTAGGAAATCCGGACGACAACAAGGGGGCCGGGCAGTAATGGTGAAGTGGATCGAACGACCGTGGCTGACCGACGAAGCAGTCGGATTGCTAGATAGGTTCTGCCAACTGAACCCAGACGCCCGGATCGTGGAGTATGGAGCCGGCGGATCGACGATTTGGTTCGCCCGACGGACCTGCAATCTACTGACGTTCGAGCATCGGGTCGCGTGGTACAGGAGGGTCCGGCGGGCGTTGGTGCATCATGAACTTGAGGATCAGGTTGATTTCCGGTTGACTCGCCAGCCGTGGGAGCATGTCTTGCTACTGCCGGACGAGTCGATCGACTTGGTGATCGTCG